AGCAAAAAACAGAAAAAGGATTCTGGTTTTGCAATCACAATATCTCGCTCCGAGTAGAACAATTGGACGAACAAACTGACTTAAATAACAACACTTCAAATTGAAACAACAACACACACAACACTACACCCATCTACCTTATCTTTGTATTACAATGGGTGCTACATTCGGAGCATCTTACACCAGCGTTGCTAACCGCGGTACTCGTATCGTCGGCGGCTCCAGCTTACCAGCCCCTCTCCCCTTCTGGGCCGGCACCAAGGCCATCGTACTGCCAGTGTGCTCGGGAAAGTCGTCTCTTTGCTTTCGGTTCGGTGGCTATGATATTGACGGGATGGTCGGCGACGCCTCTGAGCTACCTGACTCTGAGCTGGACGCCATGCTCATTGCGCGTGAACAAGCGTACATGCACCAAGATGCGGGCGGCATGGACAAGCACAACCAACTGATGTTGCTGCGCGCCGCCCGCTTCTTGGCTACCGTCTACCCTGACACTAACCCCCGCGTCGTCTACATCCACACGGTCGAGATGGCAGTGGCCCTCGGTTTGGAAGTGATCGGCGTGTTCTCAGTCGAGGAACAGGCCATATTACAAAGTAAGCGCATGCAAGCTTACACGGCACAAGAGAGGCTCATCTTCGGGCGCATCGCTCGCGAGCAGGCTGCGGCCAACGTCACGTTCTGCCAGCGCCACGGCCTAGATCAGCCAACTCGGATGGGCAGTTACCATGCACTTACCAACCGCGTTGAGTCTCTACTGGTACAGCATCGCGTGATATCGATGGGCGCACCAGACTTGGAGTACATCCGCCAGTTAAATAACGTGGCGTCGGAACGTGAGTTGCTGTCGCTGGCTGAGCGGCGCTTATACGACAAATCCTCTAGTTCGTGGGTAAAAGTTAGCGCGTGCCATCACATCACCCGCTCCCTTGGGGATGCGGCTCCACAGGAAGTGCACCAACACTGCAACTACGTGCGATGGGCCGAGATAGTGCACAGCATCTCAGCTCAGCGGGTTCCTGCCTCCAGGTTGAATGTGAACTTCGCCCAGGCTGAGGACGTGTGGAGGGAGGAGTACCCGCTGGGGCCTGGCAACTCATCGTTCGCCCTGGTCAACGTGAGCGACTTCCTAAAGCGCACAGATGTTGCTAGCCACGCGGGCGATAGCTATAAATGGTTCATCCAGCTGTGTCAGCGCCCGGGGATCACTAAGTACGAGCGTCTGTTATGCGCTCTTGTCATGGGAGACGTTAGTGCATACGTCGTGCCAAGGTCCGGTTGTTCCACGGCTGCGCAGTACAGCGAGGTGACGGCCAGTCAACTTCTCGACGCCCTTGATCTCGGGTGCTTAGACGATCAGACGTACTTGACAGTGGCCAAAGCTATCCACGCCGAGGTTCGCGTCGGGTGTAACTTCCTGGGTGTTCCACTACAGCCAAAAATGCTATCGTTCTTCATGTACTTTGACTGCCTAGCAGGTAGGTTGCTTGGTCAGCCTACAGCGGAGGGCTTCGAAGCCGAAATGCAGGACAGGATAACGCCTGAGAAACCGAAGAAGTTCTTCATCAACGGTGCATGGAGTGAGGCCGAATTTGACAAGCGTCTCAAAGAAGCCATCGCCGTCGGGTACGACTATATGGCCACCCGTCAAACCCGTGGTCTTGAAAAGATAATCCAGCAGGTCGAGACATTTGAGGAGTTCCTCAAGCATAGAAAAACGTGGGGCCGGGCCGGCTCGGCGACCGGTTCTCCGAAAGCCGATATCTACTTAAAGGTACCCCGTGACCATATGCTGGCGGCCGAGGAAGTAGCAGCCGAATTAGGTGATGCCCTGCTTATTGTTCTACGCCGTGTGCGATTAAACAAGGCGGCCTTCTTTGAATTCCCTCAGTTCCCTCAACTAGTGGCGGACGCCCTCAAAGATTTTAAGCCCAACGCCTTCACCCGCCACTTCATGAAGAGCGAGCCAGGCAAGGAAGGCGGTCGATACCTCTACCCTTGCCACTTAATCCACTACGTGGTGGTGAGTCATGTGCTTGCATTGTGCGACAAGGCCGGGCAGTTGCCTAACTCGCGCCTCAACGCACCACCGTCGGCCCAGCGCGAGGACCATTGGTTGTGGCGCGAGACTATGGACACGTCACTGCAGTTCATGCTCGATTACGCTAACTTCAACGAAACCCACGCCATTAAGCATATGCAGGAGACTTTCACGCAACTTAAGTCCATGTACGCTAAGCTGGGCGGCCTCAGCAAAGACCTGTCCAACATGATCGAGTGGGTTGTGACCAGCCTCGATAACATGGCGATGGAGTACAAAGACGAGATTGTGTTCTGGACGCACGGACTACAGTCTGGTATGCGGAACACGTCCCACACGAACCACGTGCTAAACCCCGCGTACCTCACAGTCATCGGGCAACAGGTTGAGGAGATGACAGGTCTTCCCACTTTCATACGTGAGCAGACCGGCGGTGACGATGTTGCAGCGCGAGCTGGCAGCCTGTACCAGGCGGCGATCGTGCTCCGTGTCGGGCAGGCAATGGGCTTCAAGTTCAAGGCCATCAAGCAAATGTTGGGCATGAAGTACAGCGAGTTCTTCCGCTTACTGATCACACCAGAGGGTGTGTATGGCAGCTTGTGTCGTATGCTGGGTTCAGCACTATCGGGCCAGTGGTCCAACTCTATACTTCCCAAGTTCATTGAACCGGCCACCAAACTGTCGTCCATCATCGAGATAGCTCGCAAGGCAGGGCGGCGGGCCATGTTGAACCTGACGTTTATGGAGAAGCTGTATTTGTGTGCGTTTGACAAGTGGGCAACTCAGGAGGAAGAAAAGATCGCTGAGGAACTGATACATGGCACAGTCGCGTCCGGTGGCTTGGGGATACCATACCCTGATGGTTCAATCCTGATACTAGACGGGCAGCCAGAACGATTGGAGCGGCCCGTTATAGTCGGCATACCAACAGATGCAAGTCGACACGTGGCCGAAGCTGCCGTTAAGGACGCGGACGAGCTACTTGGCCCAGGGCACACCATCCCCGCTAACACGATGGCAAAAACGATGGCTGAAGCAGTGTTTCAGGGTGCTGTGGCACAGGCTCTCGGACCGCGCCGCGTTCGAGTGATAGGGAAGATGAGGGTGCCTAAAGTGAAAGCAAAGCTTTCCATTCCTCGGGAGGAGTTCTCTAGCGCCAACAGCAGCAAATTTATGCACTGGACTGAACGTTGCCGCGAAAGCGTCGAGAATTTGCGAGCCGCTGGTGCGCAGTATGACAGCCTGTCAGGCGCAGTGCAACCGGCAGCTCGGCGTTTGTTAGCGCGCAGAATATGCGATAAGCGGGGAAAAGTGGACCACCACCTTCTCTATTTTTGGAAAGAGGAATTCTTTCTGTACGGGTGTGCCACCTACATGTTGACTGAGGACTACTACGATGACGTGGTAATGCTCGCTCTATTAAACGCACCGCAATGCAACTCAGAGAGCGTGAGTCGAGTCGCGTGCGAACTAGCGGCTGGCCTATCGCATGACGGGTATATGTACTATTAACCGTCGTGCGTAGTCAACCCTAGCTGAATCAATATCAGACGACCAATGGTTGGCGTCTTGATACTCA